TGACACATTGATTCAAACCCTCTCATTACTGAACCCTCAGCTTTCCATTCGTCTTTACTTGTACTCTCAGGAACGACACAATCAATGTAATCCAAAAGAACCAAGTCAATCTTTGTACCATCAGCAATCATTTTTCTGATTTGGTTTTTGATTTGGTTCATCGTCATTGAATCTGAAGGAAGTTTTTTCATAATTAACTCGTTCTTCATTGTTTCTTTGATGTCTGTAAGTTTAGCCATAACCTCTTCTTTGTGGTTTACCAAGTTGTCTGGTTCAATACCTGTCCAAAGTGTGAAGTGTTTACGTTGTACAATCTTTGGGTTGTCCTCAAAAAATATTTGAAGAACATTATATCCAAGATTAAACGCAGTGTTCGCAATCTTTGTTAAGATGGTAGTTTTACCGACACCTGTGGGTGCTAAGATAACACCAATTTCTCCTTTAGCCAAACCACCTTTAAGTAATCTGTCAATACCTGGTATTCCTAATGGAATTGGGTGTCTAAAATCTTCATCAAGTACTGTGTCAAGGTTAGAAAATACATCAGTTGTACCCGTGTCTTTTTCCCCAACCTGTAATGCTTCACGAACCAAACTCTCAACCTTGTCATAGGATTCAAAGTCTCCTTCGGTAATAATCTTTTGGGCTTTGTCCATTGCCTTTTGTAGTTCTTGTTGTTTACAGAACTTTAAAGCCTTTTCTTGAACAAACTGAGTCCCTTCAAATGGAGCGTCTTTTACTTGTTTGATGGTGTCAAGGACAATTTTTGCAACTAATTCTTGTGAAATTTCAGATTTTACAATCTGTTCAAGAGTATCGAAATTAGGGGTTGATTGGTATTTGGCGTGGTACTCCTTGGTCATTTGCAAGATAATCTTGAAGTATTTGTTATCAAAATAAGAAATCTCAATTACATCCATAATTGATGTTGAAAATTCTTTATCCACGATAAGTTGGTTTAAAAGTTGTATTTGAAATGTATTCCCTAAGTAGTCAAAGTTCTTGTTCATATTGTAATTTGCGTTCGTCTGTTTAATTAAATATTCACTTGTTTAGGTCAAAGTCCATATATTCCAAACTTAATTTTTGTTCGGAAAAAATGTCAGTTAATTCTCTTAACGTGTTCTTTAAAAATGGTCGTACGTCAACGGTATAACGAACTTTTGGTGGGAATGTTTTTCCATCAAAATATCTATGACAAATTGTCTGCTCTCCGATTTTGATGTAAATGTTGAATTGTTCGCTACCTTCAGTAAACGATGTGTCCATAATTGACGGGTCACTCAAAATTGCATCCATGTTGTCCATCATATAAACAACTGTTTTCATTTTCAAGTAGTACTCAATCTCGTCTTTAAATTGTCGAATAAAGTAGTATAATTCCAAGGAGTTTTTTGCCTTTGGGTTATACCCTTTAACATTAAAGAATCTTTGAACAACGATGTTATCGTTCAACGTCAGTAAGAATTCCATTTTGGTGCTGTCTTGTTCTTTCATAATTAATTTTTGTTTGTATTTCTTTTTTCTTTTCTTGTTAATTTCATAAATGGTTTGAGGAAGTTAACCCAAGCTTCATCGTTCTTGGGTAGATACTTAAAGAGACCATCTTCCATCATCATTCTCATTAAGTTTTTATAACCCCTATCTGTTGGGTCTATACTGTCTGTCAAAATTTGTTCAACTAATTCTTTTCCATCGGAAGTGATTAAAGGGTTTGTAAGGTCGACTATCTTTTTGTTTGTGGCATAAAACTCTTCACCAAGTATAGTTGATTTTGTTTTGCCAGTCAAAAGATTTGTAAATGTTTTTGAAGGTTTGTCTTGCAGGATATTTCGAGCATAATCCAAGATTTCTTCCATAGTGCAGGGTTTCTCCTGCACCTGAGGGAAAAACTTAACTAATGTTTTTTCTCCAAGTCCCTGAATACCTTCAATATTATCTGATTTGTCCCCCGTGAATATCTTTGTCAACAATACATTGTAGTGAGGTATGTCTACCTTGTTCAAAGATATCATATCTCCGTTTTTAAAGTACTGTTTTGTGATTGGTGAATAGATTGTCACATGTTCAGAGATAAGCTGTGTAAGGTCCTTGTCTGCGGAAAAAATGATAATCTTCTCGTCTTTAGATATCTTACAATAATAAGCAATGAGGTCATCCGCCTCATTGTTGTGCATCTCAACTTGTCTTACAAATATCTCCTCAAGATATTGTTTGATTCGAGACTTCTGATACAAATACGATTCGTACTTATATTCATTCATATCGTCTTGTCGTCTGTTTGCCTTATACTGGGGGTATATCGATTTTCTGATGGATGAATTAGAATCACCATCCCAAAACACAACAACTCTATCATGGTTGTGTTCGTCAAGGAATTTGCGGAGTACACTCACAAAGTGAAATACTCCGCCCACATGAGCTCCGTCGTTAAACACGTCTTTTGCTCCGTGGAATCCTATCTTAAATAAATTATCTCCGTCTACTAATAATGTCTTAATCACATTTGTGATTTAAATGGTGAAACAATAACTCAATCTTCCTTCTCTTCTTTCAGTTCAAAATCAATTGAACTAACCCCAAGAATATCTTTCCAATATTCTGCATATTCTTTCTTGTAGTTTTCAATCGAAACCTTCTCTTCAGCCGCTTCTTTACCTGCCAAGAACCCGTGTGGTGTCACAATAATCTTTCCATCTTCATAACCCAATCCATTGATGTGATTTTTCATTACAGATACTTTTGTTCTGATTGCAAACTTAACACTTCTTTTGTCTTTTGTTGCAGTAATCTTGTTTGTTCCCGCACCTTTTTGATTACCAAATAAGAATACTAAAGATGAGTTCAACCAAATAGCCTCACCACCTTTTGCTTTAATCTTTGGTTGACCAAATGGATTGTCAGGTAATTCAACCCAAGGTTGGTTTACAATAACCAATGTGTTTTCATATTTTGAATCAGATTTACGTGAACCTGAAATACGTTGGTTGATACCCATACCAATCTTATCTGCCAATACAGATGCGTTGTGTTGTTTACCACCTTTACCGTCAAATGTCATCTTACAAGGAACTGAACCAACTGAATCCCACAAGAACAATAAACTATAATCTAATTCACCTTTTTCTTGTGCGTCTAACAAACTATTAATGTAGTCAGTAATTTGTTCAATGTAGTTAAAGTTATTGTTAAAGATGTAAAATCCGTCCCAATCAACTTCTCCTGATTCTTCATCAACAACTTCTTCACATTCAAAACCCATAAGTTTTGCGTGTTCAAAAGACCATTTTTGTTCGGTAATAATGAACACAGGTAGAATACCTTTCTTTTGGGCATCAACGGCAGCTTTAACTAACGCAGTTGTTTTTCCTGTGTCAGAGTGACCCAAGAACATATTTAAGTGTCCAATTGCAGGACCTGGTAGTCCAACCGCATCCAAGAAGTCAGAACCTAAATCAAAAAATCTTTGTGGTTTGTACTTAGCCGAAGTAGAGAATTTTTTCTTTACTGAACTAAAATCGTTCTTCTTAATTGCCATAATGTCTTGAATAAAATTCTTTTAGGGCAATAAGTTTATCTGAAGCATTTGTAAGTTTTTCAACAAAGTTATCTATTTCTTCAAAATGTTGTGGGTGTTCTCCAATTCCTACTGCGTTCTCCATATAGACCATTAATGTTGCCTCAGCTTCAGCAACTTCACTCTCGTATTTCAATACAAGAGATTCAAACATTCTTTTTCCTATTCTGTTTTCCATGTGTTATTTTTTTATAAAAGAAAAGAGCTTGGACACTATGTGTAAGTAAGTGTCCAAGCTCAGTTTAATTAGAATGGTAATTCAGTGTCTACCTCGTCGTTAGCCTGTGGGTCAACGATTGGTGCTGTTTTACCACCAATAGATGTAGTCGATTCAGTATCGTTTAAATACACATATCCACCCTTATCACTATCCCATTTTGGAGTTTCTCCACGAGCAATTGCTTCAAGATAATCAACAGGTTTTTTAGAATATACATCCAACCAAGTCATCTCGTCATTAATCCAAGCGTTAGCTTGTGCCTTATCTTCGTGAACAGGAGCTGGGTCATCGTACATGATTGTAGAGATACTTGTGTACTCTTTACCTGCAGGTGTTTTAGATTTAGATAATTCAATAATAAGGTCACGTCCTTTTTCAGGGTCAGTGATATCACCTTTGTTTCTCCAAATCGGAATGATTTTATCCAAGATACCATCATTCTTATAGTTGTGTTTAAATCTCCAAAATTTAACACCATCAGCTTCGTTATCACGGTCGATAACTTTAACGATGTAAAACTTACGAGACTTGTATTGTTTTGCCAATTCTTTGTCTGATTCTTTACCCGTAGACATCAACTCTTCGTAAACCTCATTCAAAGGTGAACGTTCGTTATCATTTTTTCCTGGGTCAAAGAATTTGTTCCACTGTCCACCAACTTGAATTTCGTGGTACCACGCTTCTTTGAATGGTGAAGAACCATCTGGTGTAGGTAGGATACGTACTCTACGTTGTCCTGATTTCTCTTTGTCGAGAAGGATACAAGCGAAATACTTTTTCATTCTTTCGTCTTGCGACATTTTGCTTTGGGCCCCGCCCCCTTGTTGTGCTTTTTCGTACTGTGCCAATACGGCGTCTAATGAACTCATCATGTTTTTTATATATTAAGTTTAATTTGTTTTACAATTATAGTATAGTTTTATCGATTTGTCAAATAAAAAAAGGTCACCTTTTGAGTGACCTTCGATTTTATTATTGTGTTTGTTATTTGTATTTGAACTCGTCTTCAAATCCATTGGATTTGTTTTGGAAAGAATTCTTAATATCATTAACATTGATGTCGGTCACGTCATCAGGTGTTAAAACATAATCATTTTTTCCCGTCTTTTCCATCTCTTCTGACTTATCATCGAAGAATTGTGATAATTTTTGGTTGAATGGGTATGAGTCGTAACTTCTTAACTCCAATCTTTCTTGTGGGGTCTTTTCTCTGTATTTCTCAATTTTGTTTTCAAGAGCATTTAACTTGTTCATGATTGCATCCATCTCACCTAATCTTGATTCCAATTTACCTAATTGTCCAAATAAGTTTTCAAAGTATTCATCTTGTTTTGATTGAGTATCTTTTTGAGTGGTAACCAAGTCAGTGATATCAAGTTCTTCACTATCTTCACTTTCGTCTTTATCTTCATCAGATTTTCCATCGTCATCAATTTTTTCAACATCGGGGTCAGCATCAACATCAATTGGTGTTGCTTCTCCTGTTGGAGGTGGTGGTGGAACCGCTCCTGCTTCTGCGGGTGGTGGTGGAGGTGTCGCTCCCGCTTCAGGTGCCAAAGCTCCTAAGTCGTCAGGTGCAGGTTCTGCCGCCTGTTCCATTATATATTTGTTGATACTATTGTATCTTTGAATTTCACTTAATATTTTTTTATCTATGTTCATGTTATTAACCATTTAATAATTGTTTAACACCGTTAGCAGTTTCAACTCTAACTCTTCTGTTAGCAGTTGTTTGGTGGCCGGCTCTTTCAATAAGACCGTCTCTTTCTCTTACAGTATAACAATCACCTGTATCTAAGTCGCAAACTTGTTTAGTTCCGTCACCGTTATCTTCTTGAGAAATTCTTGTAGATTTACCAAGATAGTTGTCTAATGCTGATTTAATATCCATAATTATGTTTCTATATAAATATATGATTAGGTTAATAAATTAACGGAACTTTAATAGCATTGTAAATGATTGATATACATCGTCAATCACATCGTCAGGATTTCTAGTTGTTCTCCATTTAACAAATTTGTCAGGTGACGAAGCAACAAACTCAAATTTGTTATAAATAACAGACGCACTTGCAATTTGTTTATCTGTTAAACCAGTATTCGCCTTTATTCCTGCTATCAAACCAATATCACTCAAGAAGAATCTTTGTTTATTCGCACTCACATTTACTCGGAATTCTTGCTCAACAGTTCCTTCATCTAACACTTCTTCAACAACAACATTATTTGGTCCTAAAACACGTTTGACAATTTTATATTGCCAACTGTTAAATTGAGAAAGAATTTCCCAATTACCCGCAGCAGGATTTATACCAACAGTAAGTGTTTCATTACTTCCATTAAGATTACTTGTAGTTTTTCCTGTCAAAACAATTGGTCCCGTTTGTTGTGGTTGAGTATTAACATTAGGTGGTGCGCCAGGAATTGTTATTGGTGGTGCCGCAGTTGTTTGTGAAGGATTATAAGTAAATGTTGTTGAACTTGCTCCACTACCATATGGTCCACTAACAACAATTATATTATTTTGTGGCATTGGTGAAACAAATGGTGGTACTGTTGCATTACTAAATGGTACTAACACAACAATATTAACACTACTATTAATAGTTATTCCTGTTGTAGTTTTAACGTTATTTATTGTCACCGCAGTTATACTTTCTAAATGAGTTCCTGTAATATTTAATATTGTATTAGTAACACCTGTTAATGGTGAGAAAGATACAATTGTCGGTGGAAGACATGTTGGAGGTGGAAGTTTTGTTGTGTTAAGATTATTAATTGCTCCCGTAACTCCGTCCGCAATTTGTTGAGCTTGACTCTTATTCGCCTTTCTAGCAGATTCAAAATCTAATCCAACTTGTGCTGCCGACTTATAAGCTTTATCA